GCCCCCAATTAAGGAAGCTGTGGGTTAATTATTTAATATGTTGTTATTTCTGGGTGGTCTCTATACCAAAGAACCAAGGCATCCCTATCTTCATCAGCAGTGTTACTTATTAATGTGATTACTCTCATACAAGTATCGTATTCCCCTGCTTGGTTTAAGAAATTATCTTCTGGGAAATCATTTAAATATTCATCTATATTGTTGTAGTTTAGAGCAGTGTATTTATCTACAACTATTAAATATTTTTCATATCGAATCTGCCAGTAGTATATTTCAAAAAGCATCCAATCAGGTACAGGGGCAGCTTCTTTAGTAGGGGTTATTAAACTGCAATCAATTTCATAACAACGGGAATTTGAATCTGCCCATTCATCAACTTCAAAACATTGTATAGGGGCATAAAAAGAGGCTTGAGAATATGTACGATAAATAGCCATCAATATTAACCTTTATTTAAGCAACTGTAAACCAGTAAAGAGGACTTTGTGACAGACTTGAGAGAGATGCTACAGGAGCAGTAGTAGGTAAAGCTGCATGGGTATAAGTAACTGTATAACCATAGGTGTTTAACCCAATCGGTAAAGTACCAGTAACCCCAAAATTGAAGTTAGAACCTATAAAACCATTTACAGAACCACTAACAGTTATAGAAGGTGCTCCACTATTACTTAAAGCAAACCAATAATTACCTTGCTTTAAAGAAAGTGACATAGCAAAGACTTTATTACCTACTGTGTCAGCAACTGCCGTATTAGTTGCAAGTAATGTATCAGGTAAAGCTGTTGATTGATTATGAGAATAAATGCCACCAAAGAAAGTAGAACCAGCTGCAGCAACAGTAGTCACATTTAATATGAAATTACTTATAGTTACGTTATAAGGAACATAAAATAATGTGTATCTAAGACTTCCTGCAGAAATGGAAGCATTGGTTGTACTCGTAATTTTATCTGTAAATAGATAAGAGAAACCTGACCTATACCCAGGGTGAGAATTACTTTCTACTCTATTTTCCCATTTACCACTTGTACCATTGTAGGTAAGTATTTGAGATTCAGATGGACTTGTAATAGTTGCATCAGTAAGAGTAGCTAAGCTACTAGAACCCCCACCACTTGAAGTAGTAGGTGTCCACTTGGCTGTGGTGCTGTTGTAGGTTAAAACTTGACCATTAGTAGGAGCAGTAGAAACTACATCTACACCTTGAATTTTATTAGAATTCCACTGTGCAATTGTATTGCCAACTTGAGCAGCAGTTGTACCATGTGGATTTGAAGTATTACTTGTGTGAGAAGTTAGAGAACTTGTGTCAGCTTTGGTGGATAAACCTGTAGTAACAAAAGCAGTGTTAGCAGCCTTTGTTGAGGAATCTCCTGCTGTTTGGTTAGGTACAGCTACAGTACCAGTAAAAGTAGGAGAAGAGAGGTTAGCCTTGAGAGCTAAAGAAGTGGTGACATCAGAAGTTCTGGCAACACTTGCAGGAAGTTGAGCATCAGGGACTAAAGTATTGGCATCCAAACTTGCCACACCATTAGCAGCAGCCTTAGCAGTGGTTGCGATCGCTCCAATTTGAGCAGCAGTTACAGCGTGTGGATTACTTGTATTAGTAGTATGAGAATTTAATGAGGTAATATCAGCTTTAGCAGCTAAAGAAGTAGTTACATCACTACTATTAGCCTTCAATAATAAAGCTGCTGTAACATCACTAGAATTAGCTTTAGGGCTTACTAAACTATCAGTTTGAGTCTTAGTATAGTAACCACTGAGGTCAACTGTCACGCCTCCTATAAGGGCATCTGTTTGAGCTTTAGTATAAGTGGTAGATTGATTAGCTTTAGTATTTAAAAGTGTATCAGTTTGCGGTTTAGTATAATAATTAGTTAAATCAGTACCTGATACCCCTGCTATAAGAGTATCTACTTCAGATTTGAGATAAACAACTGGGTCAGCAGAATTAGTATTAGTTCTAATTTTACCAGCCGTAGTATTAGTTGCTAGACTTACACCAGCTTGACTTAAAATATAGGTTATTAAAGATTGATGTTGAGGATCAGAACAATCTCCGCCACCTTCACGTAGTACAGAAAGTTCTAAGTCAGAGGTTCCTACAGGGACAATAGCATCAAAAACTTCTCCACCTGGTAATACAAACCTATAGAAAGATGAGCGTTCACCTTCTTCATTACACCAGAGAATAAAGTTTATTTTACCTTCTCTATTGGTGATAAAGTTTTTAGTAACTTGAGGGTACTCTATATTTTCAATAGTATTACCCTGCATGTGAATTACTTGAACAACCGCATTTCTTAGGGGTTCATTATTTAGCCCAATAAATGTAGATTTAATAATTCTTTGAGTTGGCATATTTGTTTTATGAATAAAAAGGTTCACTCTAAATTAATAAAGTGAACCTTAAATTTTTAATATTTAATAATCTTATTAGCAGCTAACCAAGGTTGCATATTTTCATGGGAACCTCCACCACCTTGGGTATTAATAGTAATACCTGATGTAGCAGCATTTAAACTAATATTAGTTTTAGTCCCGCCCATACTAAGATTGGTAACTGCACCATTAATATTTATACCTGTATTACTATTTGCAGTAGCACCTAATAAAGGTTGGTCAGGGTTGCTATTGGGGTTGCCAGTAGCAGGTGAATTACCTAAAGTTTGATCATTGGTACTAGCAGGTAAATTTAATGAATGAGCGTGACCAGGGTCAGATATAGAATGCCCATGTCCGGGGTCATTTAGAGTATGGGAGTGAGGGTTTTCATTAACAGAGTGAGAATGCCCCGCATCATTTACCCCATGAATATGAGAAGGTGTTTGAGCAAGGTTTAAAGTAACACTCTCTAAACCTCCATTTTGTCCCAAAGTTCTAGCAGTCAATCCAGTACCTGAACCTGCACCAATAGTTACCCTACCTCTACTATCTGGTACTTTGAATTTAATACCATCACTACCATGAACATAACCAATAGCGGCAAATAAATTAGGATATTCAGAAGGCTCGTATGAGGCTCCATCTTGCCATAACCAACCTCCATTAGGTAAAGTTGAACCATAGTAATCCATACCCATGCCCGGTTGAAATGCAGAAGTGGCTGGGATATCAGCAGGGGTTACTCTATCAGTTACTTTGTCTCTTAGGTCAGTTATGCTGCCAGAAAGAGTTCCACTAGCAGTAGTTACTTTAGCTAGTGGAAAGCTTATATTAGGTAAAGTAGAGGCAGATTGAACAGTACCGTCACTACCAACATATATGTAGCGCGTAGCATTATTGGCTATATTAATAGTACCAGGGCTGATACTAGTTAAAGTACCATCAGCTAATAGAATCACTCCACCTAAATAAGTAAAAGTTAAACCTGATTGGTGACTAACTTTTAGGCGATTATAAAATGTATAAAAGTTTGATTTAATTTGCCCTGGGGTGTCATCTAAAAAGGAATCTAAAACCTTGGGTCCATGACCAATGAAATCATCGCCATCTACTATAGGAAATGCTATAGCATTAGCATCCTCAGCAGTGAAAACATCACCATTCTGATAAACTTTACGCATATATTTAATTAATATTAATTTTTCTGTTATTTATTGAGGTTGTTTAACTTATTTATAATTAAATTGAATACTAAGCAGCCCCAATAACTAGCCAATTAATTCTGACATTAGCACTAACTGTTGGAGCTGCGGTAAAGTTAATACCTGTTGTTGTTATACTAGTTATGGTAGTATTTGAAACAGATGCTGCACTATCAGCATTACAAATTAGACCTATAGGGGTTGAGGCAAAAGTAAAACCATAAGGTAAACTTCCTGCTCCTGCCCCATTAAGTAAAACTATACTTGAGCCAATTGCAACTTTTATATTATTTGGTAATAGAATAATTACTGGATTTGATAGGGTTGTTGATACTTTACTAGCAAGAAAAGCATTAACAAAAGCTGTTGTAGCCAAACTAGTATCATTATCTGTAGTTGCTGGGGTTGGGGCTTTAGGATCACCAGTAAAGGTAGGACTTGTAAGATTTGCCTTAAGAGCTAACCCAGTATCAACATAATTAGTGTTAGCTGCTTTTGTGGAATTATCATTTGCAGCTTGAGACGGTACAACTACAGCACCAGTAAAAGTTGGACTAGCTAGAGTAGCATAACTTGCTAAGTTAGATTTAACATAAGCGGTTGAGGCTGCTGTTGTTGAATTATCTGAAGTGATAGGAGTTGGTATAGTTACAGTTCCAGTAAAAATTGGAGAAGCTAGATTAGATTTAAGGGCTAAAGCTGCATTTGTAATAGTAATATTATCTGCTAGACCTGCTGCAACAAAATTAGTATTAGCAGCCTTTGTAGAAGCATCCCCTAATGTTTGATTTGGTACAATTACGTCCCCTGAAAATATTGGACTAATCAGGTTGGCTTTTAAAGAAACATTAGACTTAACATCTTCAACTTGGTCATAAACTGCATCTTGAGAAGCAGCTTTACCTGAAGCATTCCAAGCAGAACTATATGGGGTGTCATCAGCTAAAATTAACGAACCATTAGGTTCAACTGGTATAACCATCCAGCTAGTTGTATTAGTTGGTACTACCCCTGTAATTGGGTTTAGGTCTTTGCTTATGTAAGTTCTGTTTAGGTAATTTACTAAATCTCTGAATTTGTATGTAGTAGTAGGGCTATAATCACCTTGAGGAAAAGGTCCACCAATTGATTGAGCAAGTGCAGGGGTAGTTGAAATTAACCTAGCAACTCTCAAAGCACCAGTATCTAAAACATCATTTACAATTCCAGTAGGTAATAATGATGCCCATTCAACTGGGCTAACATTAGGAACTATTGCATTAAAATTAAGTAATGCTGGTTCAATTAATTCACCATCTGTATCAGTTTTAAAGAATTGAAAGTTATAAGTAATCCTTGAAGTTTCAGTTTGTGGTAGTGTTATGTTGACTACGCCTGCTGTTATAGTGAAGGTATATGGTTGAGGTAGATAAATTGTATCAGGGGAAGTACTATCATCAATTAGGCTACCAGCTAACGTAACAATGAGTTTACCTGTAATAGGATTTCCAGCAGAATCTTTTAGTGTTCCTACTATTTGAGTCATTTATTTATATAATTTAAAATTAAGGAATATAATCGTCATTAAAGATAATTTCACTACTGCACCAACAGGGGCCATATAAAGAATTAAGTTTTTGAGTTAACTTAAACTTATTCCCATATTTATATGTGGTTGGAAGATAAATTATATATTCCCAAGCACTAGTTCCTAATGGGTCTCCAGTAGTAGAAGTTCCTAAGATAAAGTTGCCTCTAGAAGTTATTAAGTGTCGTATATCAAAGCAATTTAATACTAGGCTTAATACCTCTTTAGATCCTTTGTTAGCCCAAATATTAATGAATGAGTTAGATATCAATAATCTCTTAGTTTCAGTTGCCCAGGTTTTATCCCAATAATCTCCTGTAAACCCAGTTAAAGGGGCTAAGAAATCTAACCATTCTGGGTCACATAATAGTGGATTTAGTTGTCTAGGTAAGTCATCAACTTTTGCCTTAGTTCCTACGAGTAACTCATCAAAATAATCTGTTAACCATTCAGCAATTTCATTAGTTTGATAGCAATCAGGTAATCTACTATATATAGGTTTACTAGTAGCCCAAGATTCAGCAGTCTGCATTACTAAAATCCTCCAAACGAAGGGGATTCTCCTGAGCCTCGCAGACCTTCAAATACAATCCCATTTTCATCAACTAACTGCATAAATAAGCTATAAGGAGTAGGAAGGGTGTAATCATTTGCTATAGGTATATTTGAAGGGGAACCGTTTAATGTGAGATTTCCAGCCTCTTTTATTACCCCTGCATTTCTTAGAGCAAAACCTACTTCATAAAAAATTAAATCTTGACCTAAAGGATAACTATTAGGACTCAGATATTCTTGAAAAACTTCCCATAAAGTGTCAAATGCTTCTTCAGGATTTACACCTATAGTTAATCTAGCTGTGAATTCTGCGCTAATAGGTAATAACTCAATAGGGGAAGTATAAAGGCTACTGCCTAGTTGAATTCTACTTGCCAATTGAGATTTAACATAGGTAATTTGAGCATCATTTGCAGGTTCACCATTTGAGTTTAGGAGAAATAAGTGAACTGCTCCTAATTCTCTTGTAGTCTTATCACCAGCTAGTAAACCTATAGCTTTACAAACTGAACCTTCCCCTAAGAGAATTTCAGCAGCCTGTTCATAATCAGTGGCACTTACTAAGTTTCTAAGTCTAATTTGAGTGAGTGCCCTATTAATAGCAGAAGCTTCACTTTCTAAATCTGATCCACCTGATGCAGCTTCAATGTTAGTAACACCAGCAAGGTAGGTTAATGGTTGGGTTATACCAGTAATAGAGTAAGGTGAAATGTTGTATTCAGAACCTACTTCCTCAGCAGTAGCAGTAACTGAACCTGATACTAAACCTACAGGAATTACTAAAGGGGCATCAGTGAAGAATGAAAGTTTACCTTGGCTATCAACTACTTCAAATCCTTCAGGAATTGTGAATATAGTATTTTGAGGAGAGCTAATACTAAAGGTTAATGTGGTTTTAGCTTTGGTTCCAGAACTGCGGGTAACTCCAGTAATTTTAAGAAAGTCAATTACTAAAGCTAAAGGTAATTGATTTACATAGTAAAGTAATTCAGCCCCAGCAAAGGCTTGACCTTGTATTAAAGCTGCTACTGGGGAATTCTCAGTAAAATCATTTAATAGTCCACCAGAGGCATTATAGACCTTTAATTTAGCTTGTTCTACAATATCTGTCTCATTACGTGGGTCAAGGAAAATTGAATTTAATATAATGTCAGCCATATTTAAATAGTTATTTTTATAGGATTTTGTTCAAGTTCTCCATACGACCAATACACTAAGATTACAGCTTCACCTTGGTCATTGATTGTTCCATCAACTTCAAATTGAGCGTCAGGAATATATTTTTCTAACCCTGTTTTAAATTCAGAAGTGATAAGATTAATATTTGAAATGCTAGTAAATAGAGAATCAGTTCTCCCATAGTTGGGAACCATTACCCTTTCATTAGTTTCAGTTTGAAGCCAACTAAGGATGTGCCCCTTGATTAAATCAGCTTCACTAGTTACAACAAGATTTCCTCTCACTGGGTCAATAGCAAGAGGAAAGTTAATACCTTGAGTTATCATAAATTTCTGTTATCTAATATATATAGATGTCCCATTACCAACCTTTTGAAATTATGGTGTCTCCATCGGAGTCAGTAGCTCCTAAAACTACTACAGGTTTATCATTAACTGACATAGTACCAACATTAATTAGGCGCAGACCCAGACCATTGCAATTGACAGTGAGTACACTTCCTGACATCTCACTTGTTCCGTCGCTAAATAATTTAATAGCCCAAGTACCTGCTTGTAATATGACATATTGAGCAGCGCTTAAAGTAATTGCCTGTAGAGCTTGCATAAAAATGTTTCTTTTAACATTAGCTTTAAAGTCTTGGGTAGCTGTAGAAGTTATACTTTTTTCAGAGTTAACAGATACTTCACCACTTACATTTAAAGTGTCAGTTCCACTTACTGAAACATTTTTACTTCCAGGAATTGTGGAGTAATAATCATTAACCACATCTCCTTTATCTTTAGGAGGATTAGTGTCATTAACCATAGGTAGGTAGTAGGCATTGCTTTCTAAACCATCTACAAAGAAAACTATTACTGTTGAATTAATTGGCGGTAAATTAGCATCTACTCCAGGGCCACCATCAAGTCTTCTAATCCAGTCACTTTCCAACATAGGAGATGAAGGAAAGGAGACTTTAATTCTACGTTTATTCTGGTCATCTTTATTATTGGTAACTATCCCCAAAGTTGGGTAAGGTATGCGACCCTGCTGATCTAAAGCTATCTGGCTAGCCCGTTGAGATTGATTTAATATTTCAAATATATTATTCATTACTTATAATTTATTTTATTAAGCAGGTACAAACTTAAGACCATTTAAATCCATACCATTTTTTCTCACTTCCCAATGTAAATGGGTACCTCGACTATCCCCAGTATTACCTTCTATACCAATAATTTGACCTTGAATTACCTGTTGGCCATTAGTAATACCTATTGAATACAAGTGGCCATAGCGGGTTAACCAACCACCTCCATGATCAATATCTACATAGTTGCCATAACCAGTACTACTATTAAGAAATACAGAAGCAGTACCAGCAGCAGCAGCTAATATTTGACTACCAGAACCGTTCCCACTCACAGAAGAGAAATCAACGCCTTTATGATTAGGTCTAGAAGGATTTTCACTTCTATGTTTACTAGTTACAACCCCTCTTCTCATAGGTCTGATAAATTGAGGATTATTAGGGTCAAACCCATTACTACCAGAGCCACTATTTGTAGCCCCAATTATAGGATTTTCTATTGATTTAACTGAAGGAATATCACTGCTAGCAGATTTGTTTTTTAGAGGAGAATAGCAAGTAGCTCTACTAACAAAACTTCCACCAGAGTAGGTATGAGTAATAGTATCAACTACCCACATTCTGTCAAGGAACTTACTAACACCTTTAGTCTGAAATAAGGTGTCAGGGTCAAGTGTTAGAGCTTCAGGGGTGGTAGGAAATTCAGCTTGAGCTAAGATGCCTTTAATTCTGTTTTCATCGCTCACCCGTTGACTATCAGTAGTATCAGTAGCTCCTGTAGTTGTAGGGGCAGGAATAGGGCTTATAGCTCCTGTTGTGGAAGGTAAGCTATCTCCACCTGTGCCAACAACATTTTCCTTTTTCTTCTGAACCATTACCCCAGAGTCAGGGTCAATTTCAAACTTCCTTTCACCAACTGAAGTAGTTTGACCTGGCTTAGATGACCTAGCACCTCCTGAACTGGAAGTCTGAGCTTGATGAGAGACATTGAAAGTAACCCCCATGTTTGTACCATATTCAAGTACAAAAACATTCTGGTCAGCTTTAAAACCTTTCCTTGTCCCTATATATAATGTTGGACCAACACAGTGAACTCTGTAACCAATTCTTCTGGCTTCAATTAGTAGTGCCTCATAATCTGTGATTCCTCTTTGAGGGAATCTAGTATATAAGGGACCATCTTCAGGCATCTCCAGTTTCATTCCATAGTTGGAAGTAATCTTTTGAGCTATCTTTTTAAAAGTCAGATTGGTGTAAATAGTATTCCTAACTATTTGAGTTAAAACAACAGTAGCGGCAGTTCCAGAAAACTCAAGGGCATCAGGTTCAAATAGAGAAAACTTCAGTCCAGTATGAATGAAAGAATAGGCTGCGATCGCCTTACCTTCATAACCCATCTCAACTGTAATTTGGGCACCTGCCAGAGTCTTAGCGATTGGGGCAACTTCAGTAGTAGGTGATTGAGAAGCTGCTACAGAGGAAGCTGCATTGGTAAGGGGAATCCCACCTTCTTTGTAGAACTTAATTCTACTTGAGTAGTAAGTTTTTAATTCACTCATGGTCTTTGTAGGCTGACCATAAGGAGAACCGGGAAGGGATGCCCAAACAGTATTTACCTTAGTGATAGAAGACTCAAAATTACCTTGTTCTACATCACTTATAGCTCCCTTTTGTCTAATTAATTCTACTGCCCCTTTATCCTGTGATACAGGGGAGAAATCTGGTAGTGTTAAACTATTTTGTAAACTAGCCCAAGTTGTGTTTAAAAATTGATATCTACCAGCAGCAGTAGAAGAATACCCGCTTAATTTAATTAATTTATTTGGGTGTTTAAGATAACTACTAAAAGTGCTACCACCAAAAATCATATTATACTTAGCACCTTCAGCAAAAGCTATAGTATCTAAAGTGGCTCTCATATTAACAGAGAGAGTAGAATCTACTGTATAGTCTGGGGCTGAAGAATTAGATAGCTGAGAAGTTTTGGTTTGATTACTTTGTTGAGTTGCAGTCTGTTCCTTAGTTTGATTACTAGTTGATGAAGCAGAAGTAGTTGTGGAATTTTCTACTAATTCAACTTTAATATTATGTAGTAATCCAATAGCATTGGCAGCTTGAAATCCCTTAGTACCTGTTAACTCATTAAATGCTCTAGTAAATAGGTCAATCCCTCTATCACCTAAAGTAGTATGAGGTCCCCAATCTTGAATATCACAAACAATAGATTTACCATTATCCAAATTAGTGACTTTTACTTTGTCTCCAAACTTCAGGTCAATAAACATACCCTGAGAACCAAACTGTCTAGCAGCAGGAGGGTTGTTATATCTCATTGCACATCCAAAGTCTCTGTCTGGGTAAAGAATGTTATCTCTAGACCCTGTGGTGTCATTGAAAATACTAGCTGTAGTTTTCTCAAATAAAACTTTACCAGTTGCTCCTATACCTGCATTAGCGGTAGGAATTACTGAGTTAGTAATTGAAGTTACAGAAGCAGCTTGAGCTTCTTTAGGAGCTTCTACTGGGTCTAAACCTCCTACACTTTCAACGTATGTAAAAAACTTATCTGTAAGGGTCTTCTGAGGGTCATAAACAGTAAAATTACAACTTGATTGAACTTTACCTTCACCTAATGTTACAGAGGCTTTAATGAGCCGTCCATCCCCAATTGTGAATGTTTCTGCTTCAGCGCTACCTTTAGAACCTATAATAATTTTTAAATATGGGTTAAGCAAATACTGACCTGGATTAGGATTTTGATTATTAAATTGACTCATATTTTATAAAACCCAGCTTATAAGCTGCCATACATTTTGGTTATCAGTATTACCTTCTTTAGAGCTTTTTAATTTAGATAAAAGTTCATCTTGTGAAGTAGGGGCAACACCCTTAGCTAATCCAGAAAGGGATAGGTTTACATCTCTGAGAATATTCTCTTGACTAGTGCCTAACAGACTTAATATTGTTTGAGCTTCTCTTGATTGAGTAATTTCAGTAATAGTGGCTTGAACTTGATCATTGATATTCGATATCTGAGCAGAGGCAGCTAATCTAAATTTACGTTCAGCTACTTCTGGGTTAGGAATAGTTAAAGTTTGACCCACTTCAATTACTTTGAAAATATCAAGGTCATTCATAGTGGCTAACTTACGCCAAGCTGTTGAATCACCTAATATTTCATTAGCAATTTTGGTTAGGGAATCTCCAACATTAAATGAAATACTTTTGGGAGTATTTAAAGGATTGCTTATAGCTAAAGTACTCATATTATTTTTTAATTAAATTCCCTGTAGATACATCCAACTTGTCATTTTTGTATAATCCAATTGTCCCTAAAGATTTACCTTTACCATCAAACATTGAAATTGTCCCATTCTTGGCTACTGAGACTTTATAATTGTTAGATTTCACTAGAGTAGATAAATATTCAGGAAGCTTCTTAACGTTAGTTCTAAGCCACGCTAGAGCCTTTATATTGCCTTCTTGAGTCTGTCTATCAGTTAGTAAAGTTGACTTACTTAAAGCGCTTTGCAGACGGTCTCCAGTGGATTCTGATTTAGCTTTATCTGGTAATTGATTAGGGGGAATTTCTAATAATGCTATATCTAATCTAGCTTCTGCAACTTCACCCCCTAACCAGGCTGTCTCAGTCCATTTGATGTCAGTGATAACTGCTGGTCCAAAGCTATCCTTACCCCATTTAAAAGTCACAGGGGAAGGGGCATATTTACCTTTAGATGGATCTGCCACCATTAATGCTTGAAGTTTTTGTAGAAGAAGTTTGCAAGTTTTACCTTCGCTATGACTTTCTAGTAGTAGGTTACTTAGTTGTAAAGTCAACCCAGAAGTGTAACCATATTGCTGAGAGGGTATGGAGGTTAATGCAGTAATACCCTGGCTATACTTGGCACTTCTGCTGAATGATTTCTCCTCTGGGTTATATAAAAACGTGAAAACTTCTTTACCTAATTCATCTACTAGATAAGCAAAGATATCTGTTATGTACTCAGCAGGATTTAGACCATCAAGTACTTTAGTATTGATTGACATATATTTAAAAAAATAAACCCTCCCTTTGTTAAAGGAGGGGAGAATTATATAGTAATTGAAGCTTATATAGCGGTAGCTAAATTATTTTGACTAAATTTATTATACTGGTCTGCAATATGCTGCATAACTGTTTCAGCTATCTCTTGACCATTAGTAGCGGCTGTATGGATTACTATTGAACCAATATTTAACCCACCACCTCTACCTATAGAAGAAGCCAATTGGGACTGTTGCTGCCTATTAAGGATAGCTTCAGTTGAGTTAGCTATTACAATTCCAGCACCAGCAGGGGCAGCTTTTTGCTCTCTACTAATAGCTGACATGAGTGAACCAACATTAAGTCCATTAGCAGCATTTGGGGTATCCAATGCCCTAATCTGAGCAGCACCAGCCTCTTTACTTAATCTACCTTCTTGTATAGCTTTCTTGACTCTGTTGACTATCACATCTTTATTATGATTATCAACGTCAGCGCCCCTCAAGTTTTCATCAGTCTCGTTACCAGTTGCAGTAATAAAAGCATCCTTTATGGTCTGTAGAGGTTCATGAATTATTTTCCTTACAGCTTCAATTAAATCTCTTACGTCTTGCATAACTGAAGGTAAATCAGCTCTAAATACATCCACAATTAGCTTAAAGGTGGAAGTAAAAAACTTACCTATATTTTCTAACCAAGGGATAAAGTTATCTACAATACCCTGCCAATTATCAATAATCCTTTTGGTAATGAAAGCACCAATTATTGCTCCTAATCCTACAGGACTTGACGCTGCTGCTAAGGTTAAAGCTACCGAAGTAACATAAGGTAATAAGCCTACAACTAATAAAGTATCAACTAATAAATCTACACTCTTAGGGTTGAGATTACCTATAAGTGTTCCAATCCCATTAATAAGACCAGATACCCCTTTAAATATTAAACGCCCTAATTTTTCAATATCTACTGTATTACTAAAGCCATTTATTATACCAGCTATCTTTTTACCTAAAGTGCTAAATATATAATCAAAGTTTAACTTCGAGGCTAGATTAGTAAAGGAATTAATTCTATCTCCTATACCATTACCTATATTCTCAAAATTGAAAGAGTTAAAAAAGTTGGAGACACCCTCACCCAGTTTCCTTTTTAATTCTTCCATATTATTGCTAGAAGAATTAGTAAAACTTAAAGTAGCATTTAAGCTTTCAACCCACTTGGTAACATTATTAATGCCGCCTTTGAGGTACTTTAGTATTCCATTAGGGTCAATCCCTAGTTTATTTAATAAACTACCTACAGTAGCAAATAAACCATTATCACCTAATAAGGCTTTTAGAGTATCATTAAACGCATTTAGAACAGATTGGTTGCCTTCTGTCTTGTCATCTAAATCCTTAAGTAAACCAAAAATACCTTGAGAGGGATTAAATAATTTATCCTTAAGGGATTCTAATAAACCATTAACTGAATTACCAGCAGCTTTAATAGTGTCTTCAGTAACAAGTTGACCTTGAACTGCTTCAAGTATTTGTTTTCTTTCCTTAACAGTTAGCTTCTCTAACTTCTTACCAGATTCAGATAATTTCTTTTGTACTAAACTTAAGAAAGCTGGGTTACTTTCAGCAAATAGCAGTTTTTCTAACTCAGATATTGAACTACCACCAAGGAATTTTGCTGTAAATTTAGAAACATCCTTTGAAGCAACATTAGAAGCTGCTGCGAGGAAGCCCATACCTCTTGTAATATCAGTTAGACCATTAAGGAAGGCTCCTTCATCAAATACCCCATTAGCATCTACAAAGGCAGGTACAAGGTTATCTTGAATGCCTAATGCTAGTTTCTTATATTCTTCTGTGCTTCCAGGTAGAGAGGAGGCTATTTGATTAATACGTTTATCTAGGTTACTAAATACCTTTTCAGCATCTGCAAAGTTACGACCTGTTAATGCGGCATAAGTTGAGGCTGCTGAAATATTATTTAACTGAATATCAGCCGCTTCTTTAAATTTAGCAGTTAGAGCTGATACACCTTTTGATAGCCCTGCTGATAATGCCTCAGATAAAAGATTTGCTCTAAGTGTAGCCCCCTCTATTAGCCCCGTTAGTCCTTTAAATACCCCAGAAGCTTTATCAGAAGCCGTGAGTACAATATTTACATTATTTCCATTTGTTGCCATTTATTATTAAACCATTTCCATTTGGTCTTCAGAGAAACCCCACTCAGCTAACTTACTTTCCTGTTGCTTATTAGCCTTCTCATTTTGCTGGGCAATATAAAGATAAAGGTGAAAGAGACAGTCTGATATTTCCATCTCTTCCATCATTAAGTAGGAGGAACTAATATTCCCTCCACAGGCTATCATTAGTAATTTATAAAGTTCTGTAACTGTAAAGTAAGGTTGCCCTTGAACACTAATCCTTAGATTTCCTTCCCAAATAAGCAAGCTTATCCCGAAAGTAACCAATAGCAGCAGCTACCCTCTCAATATCTTCTAACTCTAAAATATCTAATAATTCCTCAAAAGATACTTTAGACTTCTTACCAAACTTAGTGACACAAAGGGAGGCTAACTTTAGAATAGCAAAGCTATCAGTTTTATACTCTTCAGGGGACGTTTTAAGAAATCCTTCAAGTAATAAAAACTGTTTAGCTTTAGGGGATTTAATTTGTACAGGAGTACCATCAGTTAATTCAAAATCAACTGTCTGTTCATCTTGATTATAGACAGCTTCAAATTCATAAGACTTTTCTACTTCAGGTAAGGCAGCCCCAACTTTATCTAATTCTTTTACTTCTTCAATTACTAATTTTCTAGCCATTATCTTTATTTAGTTATTATGCAAATGTAAAGGATTCATAAGAGAACTCAAGAGTAGTTACAATAGTCTTAGAGCCATCTCCAGTGTCCACAGAAGCCATCAATTCAGAACTAGCAATCCTACAGCCAGTAAGCTTCCAAGACTTAGTTCCACGACCTTGTACTTCACCAGTTGAAGAACGTTTAATAGGGGTAATACTCATATCAAATACATCACCTTCTTCATGGTCTGCAAGGAAACTATTGATAGCATCATCAGACTCAGGATCGTAAGGTTTGCTGACTGTGACATTAGCATTAGATTTTGTACCACCACCAGCAGTCCTTTCAACTTGACTTAAGCCATCATTGTAGGTAGGGCGTTTGTAAGTTGTCTTTATACCACTAAACGTCGTCCAATAAACATTAGGAAGCAAGGTTAAAGTGATAGTAAAATCAGAGTTAGCAACAGGATTAATCGTTGATAAAATTGCCATATTTTTATTTATTTTATTAATAGTTTAAGTAGGCTAAAGCTTATCTTTAACCTACATGATATTAGATTAGGCAGCAGGTAATTGAGTAGCAACAGTCTGCGCCTGATTTATGGGCAATGTACCAATGCTTACTCTGATTGTGGAAATCAACAACTTCTCTAAAGCAGGGGCAGGAACTGCATATACTTCTAGAATTACATTTCCTCTTTCCAACTCTTCTTTAGAGTTGTTAGTGAAGTTGCAGATAACCTCAAAAGCAGCAGCTTCAGTAGCACCAAAAAGCAATCTACCTCTCCACAATCTATTGCACACTGAGAAAGCTGTTTGAGAAATTGCATTCAACAACAAACCAAACCCATCAATGGAAGTGAAAAGGTCATTATCAAAACCTGACCTGAGTGTTCCATTAAGAACATTCATAATGACTCTAGTAGGAAGGAAAGTGTAGAATTCACTAGTAGAGCGAGTTCTCATTCCCCAAACGACAATTCCCTTGTTTCTCAGGTTTCTGATAACATTAACCCCAATTGGGTTGAGGATTTCTTGCTGTTGAGTGTTAACTTTGGTTACTACGTCAAGGACTCCCAGAACTGGGAACTTGGCACCTGCACCAGGTTGTTGTAACCCTTCTTCTCTGAAGCGTCTTGTGTGTAGACCAGCTACAGCAGCAGAAGGAGGAACTACAGTACTCTCAAGGTCTATTAAATAAGGATAGAAGAACGCAGAATGCCCTTGAGGTGAGTTGTACAGCAGTGCTTCAGTTTGAGCTTGAGCTGGTGTTAAACCTACACCTGGATCAATCAGAGCAACCCAATCAAAAGCGGGGTCAGATGCTTGTGCTTCTAACGCTAAACCAACGGCTTGACGGTCAGATTGCAGACTTAGTAATTGGAATGCTTCAGGAGCATAGATAAAACCTTGTGTATAAGCATCTTCAGCATCAAAGCTGTTCTCAACTGCATAGACATAATCAATTGCAGCAGGGGTTGTAGGAGTTGTAACTGTTAAAGTTAAATTGGTTCCTACTGCCAAAGTTGGACTAGTAGCAATAGGGTCATCGTTGCGTACTATCAGAGCATCAGTAGTCAAACCTGCGCCTGCTGTTACTGAACTAGCTACTGCTGAAGAGTTGATAGCGGCAATTAAACCAGAGACGATATCAGGTTTTGTAGGCGTACCTGTAGCTACATAATTTACTGCGGTGCCAGCAATAGTTACAGTATATGTACCTGCTGCTGCTGTGGATACTGTAACTGTACGTCTAACAGCTATAGGGGTGCGAATAAAGAATACAATGGCTCTTTTATCATTTCTGAACAAAAGGCGGATTGAAGCTTCACTGGGGCTAGCACCAAATTGATTTGTAAAGTCTACTAAACTACTTACTTGAGTTGGGTAGAGGTAAGCTCCAGTTGCTGAGGAACCAATAATATAGTGAGTTTCAAAACTAGCTATATCTAATACTCGATAGCCCTGTGTAGTTTCTTGAATACGTACACCTGGGCTTTGAAAGTTGGTAAACAAAGATACCATTTTTTGTAAATATTTATTTAATAATATTAATTGTTGAATCTTCTATATAAGTAGAAGTATTGCTTTTTATAAATTCAGGTTTAGCCCTGTTAGTCCTAATGGTTATTTCAGATAAAGAAGGTGGATTTTCAATGTTGTAGTAATTAGCAGGTTGGATACTTGAGATATCAGGAAAATCAGTTGTATTGAAAACTACATCAAAAGCAAAATTGAGGTTTACTAACCAATCACCATCCTGTTGAGCTATCCTTTCTACTGTTACTGAATCTTCAACTTCAGCAGGCTGAAATGACTTAATATTTTCATCTGGTAATTGAAGTAAGGCTAGTAAATGGATAGTACTAATTACTCCTTCTAATCCGCTAAAAGGCAATACATCATAAGCTAAATCGTATGCAAATCTATAGGTAATTCTATAGGGCAATCTTACTGAAGTTTCTATTAAGTTCAGTCCTACTTTTTTATGAACTAAGTTTTGTATTGGAAGAGCTATAGCACTGCTACCTGGTTGATAATTATTTGAAGTAGGACTATATAAACCTTCTGGTATATCTAAATCCCAAGCATCAATCTTTACCCTAATGGTTAAAAATTCTCTAACTTTCTGATGGGCTAATTGTATATTCATTTCTTATCCCTCTGTCCAGTTAAAATTAATTTATATACAGTAGAGTGAGTATCATCTACATAAACTAAGCTATAAAGTTTAGGGTTATTAAAAGATTTAGTAGCAGGGTTAGAATAAACAACAGTACCATAAGTTACTGGCGGGTCTAAAATAAATATTGCTCTATTCTTACCCTCTGGTTTAAATAATGTAATAGGGTAGACTTTGGGAATCTCTACTTCAAGGTCATTGACTGTTACGTAAATTGAGTCAGCCCCAGGTATACTTATCTGTAGATTGACATATCTAGGGGAGACTGAAGTTATATAAGCTTTGGGATTTATTAGAGTATCCTCTGTACTAGGAGCACGAGTAATAGGGTCTGTTACTGTATGTCTTACTAGCAGATATCTACGCTGTGGAACCCCTAAGGAAGTCTCTACTTGCGCTAGCTTATTTTCAATTTTAGCCAGCTTTTCATATAGGTTCATTTGAGTTTATTGATTCCTTTAGCTATATTCTGTTGTAAGTTTTCATTAATAACAGGTAGCGACCTATTCACCATCTGCACTTTCTTTTCAACATAAGGTGCATAAATTACAGAGTTTGATAATGTTACTGATTTCCTGTTTACAGTTGTAAGCCAACCTGATTTTAGTGCCCCTGTTTTTACAGGAGTAACATTCTTAACTGTATTCTTTGCAAAGTCTGCTGTCTCTTTTAAAGCAGTCTTTAATATCTTTTCAGTAGTGAGTTTCCCATCAAATAATGGACCAGAAGCCTTAATAGTGTAATTAAACATTTGACTTACCAGTAGGCTACTGTTGAATTGCGTTTACTAATAGGTGAGTATTTGTTGTAATGAACTCCTACCTTTAACAGTTGTCCCAATTCAGTTAGTAACCTAGTACCTTCTGATTTCAGGTGAGCTACATGACTGCTGTATGAAAATTTGGTTTGGCCCCTTGACTCTTTTACATAACTTAGAGAAAGGGCCTCTTTTAACAAATCATCAATAATCACCAACTCATCCAAAATAGTTAGAGTTCTATCTACTACAGTGTCAGAATAATTAGAAGTTAATTCAGTTCTGATGAGAGAACTAAAGGCAAAGAATCCTAAAATTCTCTCAAACTCCTCAGCTTGAACTGTGGTGAATTGTGCCATGATTACTGAATTGCCAATAGACCAGCAATACCTTTATTACGTGTCTTAACTTGCAGTTGAGGCTTAACGTAGATAGCATATTTCAATGCATCTGGATTAGAGCTAGGTAGTTGCTCAACGGCAAACTGCATACCATTGTTATTTTGAGTATTGCTTTGACCGTAGGTGTAAAGAGTAACTTCAGACTCATTTACAAAGTACATTGCATTAGCTGTGCAGTAAGGGTCTTGAATGATAGGACGACCAGCATAACTAACACCAGAGAAACCTAAATCAGCAATACCGTTGTTCAGTTGAGGATTCAAAACTGAGGTAGCAAATAATGCTTTGTAAGCAGCAACAATTGTAGGAGAAGTATAAATTGCAGTAAAGTTAGAACCTTTAGTGGCAATACCAGTTTCTACTGTTTGTAGTAGAGCAGCAGTCAATGCACGGTTGGTACCATTGGTGTTTAGATAAGGTGCCCACAGTGTATAAGTAGCGGGGTCAATTCCAGCATAAGCAGCAGCAGCCACAGCAGCTCCCATACCAACTACTCCACCTTGAGCAGCCAGACCTGTACCAGAGTATATATATCCACTTAAAACTTCAAGGATGGCACGTACACCACTTTGTACTTCATAACCAAATAGGTCACGCAAAGCACCACGCCCAGCATTTTTAGCTTCTTCAATGTCTTCTTTTTGAACTTGGAAAGAATGACGTAAGCGGTTAGTACCAATAGCCAATTGAGCTGAAACAACTGAATCTTCAGAGAAGGTAGAGACATCAGCAGTTGTAGCTTCACCTGTTACAGTAGCACCACCAACGTTAGCATTCCACTTGATTACTTTTTGACCAGCAACTTTCTTTTGTACGCGATTCAAAACAGGGTATTGATTCAGTTGTAAAGAAGCTACTTCTTCATCAACTACCAACTGTAAACTATTAATTGCACTAGCAATAACTGCCATAATATTTTATAAAATTATTTAATGTTTTTATGTAAATTAGACTGAGAATGATTCAAATAAGGCATCAGCAGCCTTAAGTTTTTGATTAGGGTCAACTGGAGTTACTTTTGTTTCCTGAGCATCTGAACCTCTAACTCCTGAAGCAGGTACAAATGCTTTTCCATCTTCTGAGGACAGATAAGAAGTTAGTGCCTCTTCTAAAGTTGAAACGGTGTCACCTTGATTTACAAACCACTTACCATTTTCTTCTATGATTCTTTCTGCGTTATCAAGTAAGAATACTTTCTGCAATGTTGCAGGGCTTAATGCTTTACTGTTAGCAATTACCTGAGAAACTGCACTGCTACGTTTAGCTGTAATGGTCTCTTTATCTTTGTCAGCTAATTGTGTCTTAAGGTCTGTTAACTGCTGTTCTAAAGCCCGAAGAGTTAGCTTATCTGTAGATGGTTCAACAGATTCATTAGCTGTAGGTTGAGGTGCTTGAAGTTTCTTAATCTCTTTAGTAACTGATGCTGCAAGTCCTTGATTAGCTTTGGTAAACTCTGAACTAATTTCAGTTTTAAAAGAATTTAGGGAAGCATCAATTAAGGCTTGAATTTCTTGTTCTGTCATTTTAAATAATCCTGTATTTATAGGTATCTATTTTTATAGTTAATAGTAAACTTATCTGGTTTTAACCTTAGCCAGTTGGTTGATCTTCTATACTATAAAAGTGTCCCCAGTTTTAATTGAGGCTAGTAATAACTCTATTTCTTTGTTTACTTCCTCTTTCTGAGAGGCGGATAAATTACCAGTTAACATTCCTACCATCTGTTCATAAATTACCTTTAAGGCAGAAGGGGGTAAGTTAGCTTTCAGGCTACCTATATTTAGTTTGCTGACAGAATCCAGCTTCATTAATACAGAGTCTAAGGTGTCATTCTCAAAACTATTCAGACCAGTGACAGAAATTTCACTACCATCTAAACCTTGTGCTTTGGCAACCAGTTGTAGTATGTCTTGGTAAGCATCAATAATGATTTCTCCATAACTTCTCAGCATACTTTCCTGTTTAGCAAAATCCATTTGTTTAGAGACTCCAGATTGAGCTAAAGCAGCATTACCACTACTTACACCACCAGCAGCTACCAAATCTCTCACTTGAGTTTCTATAGATTGTAAGCTGTTAGACATGTGCTCAATCATGTAACCATGAGGCTCAGACCACTCAAACTTCTCTAACTCAATTACATGCGCCAAACCTGTTGGTAGAGGTTCCTGATTTTCATAAGAATTCTCGAAGTCTCCATCAGGAGTTTGAATTCTTTTGAATGTTCTCTGGAAGTAAGCCATTGTCAACAAATCATATTTGCTGCAATCAATTCTCAAATGTTCCAATGCTTTAGAGGCTGCTTGATCACAAACCCAAAGTTGGTCAGGTAGTTCTAATTTGATAACTGGTACTGTGCCAAACCCATGTTCTATAGTTGACTGTAAACTAATAGCCGTGTCAGCATTAATCATCTCACTATTAATCTTAGTGATGTTACCTTTACCATCAATCTCCACAAATGCAGAGTACTTAACAACATAAGTGCCATCAATAATTGTCCAAGTACAGACCTTTCTAGGGGCAGCAATAGGGTTAGAATTATCTTCTGATATCTGTCTAATCTTTAACCAATTAAGTTTACCTTTACTCTCTGACCAGTTGATAACCTGAAGAGGGCTGTAATTTACAATATAGGGGCGAATACCTAATGACTCCTCTTGTAATCGATTAACAGGAATCACATCTGACTTATTTTTATCTACATGAACAAATATCTTTTTGAACTTTAAAAGTTCTCTAAAGATTAATGTAATTAGATTCTTTTCTGAACGTCCAGCTAAGTCTGTATTCTCCCTAAAGGCTGACCAAAACTTAGGGTTAACATCTAGTCCCTCAACAGTCATAGGGGCGTTAGCAAGCTTAGAGACCTGCTCATTTACATTTGTAGAAAGAATGTTCAGGTAGGTATGTTTCTTAAGTCTAATTTCATAAAGCTCATCTATCTCACCTGGTCGTCTTGGGATAAAATGTCTAATAGCATTCTTTAATTTATAACCACCTGAAATTAGTAAATCAATTTCTTGAAGTGCAGGTAGCATATCAATATACTCAGAGTGCTTTGACTCTAAGGTTTCTAAAAGTATTTGATTGGGATACATATTTAATCTCTAAGTTGTTTATTTTGAAGAGCGTTATATAAGCTACCTATGCAGTATCTAGCAGCATCAATTGTGTGGTCTTCTTGATGGTCTGCTGGTTTATTTACCAACTCACCTTCTGAATCAGTTGCCCTGTGATAGTCTTCAAATTGAGATATCAATTCAACTAGGTTAGCTTTAATAAAAAGATTATCTTGGTAGAATAAATTATTCATAATATCTATACTTGGCATTAGTCCTAACTTAGTTCTACTGACCTCTACAGCCCTGCTCATACCAGGTATATTCTCACGTTTACCTAATATTCTTGCTGACTTAACTGAACCACCACGGTCATCAGGAAGATAGCATCTGTACACATTATATTTAGTACAAAGTCTAGCCATCTCTTTTAGGAAAATTTCCTCTGGAATAGTCTCTCCAGAGCGATTTAGCCAGAAGTCAACTATGTAAAATTTACTTCTATCTTGACTTAACCCAACTATTACGATGCTTGGATTTCTGTCCCCCCAATCTGACCCGCAATAAAAAGACAGGGTGTCAGGAATGTCTTTTATATAATGTTTTTCAGATAGCTGATCAAATAACTGACCTGAGAAGTTTTCAAATGAAGCCTGATACTCTTGTTTATATGATTTCTCAGGCATCTGAGCCTTAGCTTGCCTGAGTTGTTTTAGAGGGAAGTGAGGATTATCTTTAGTTGTGAAGTGGTAATAACTCCACTCTGCTAATTCTTTTATCTTTAAATAGAACTTATATAATGAATGATTCTTTCCCTTGGGAGTGGCACATAATGTGGCTGTTGAACCTGGGGTATCACCTAATGCTGGAAAAACTACTTGTTCCCAAACATCAGGTTTAATATCTTGAAATTCATCTGCTGCTACAAAATAAAATTTAAGTCCTCTTAACCCATCCCCACAATCATCATTTGTTCCTCTTAAAACAATGTCTGGTTTTCCACCTTTAAAAGTTATTCTATAATCTGAATGGTTAATATTTTTTACAAAAGGAGCATCCTTTAACATCCCTACAAGAGCTTTCCAATGTACTGCCTTACACTGCTTTAGGGTCGGCATTATTAGAGCAATTGTTGGAGGAAAGTTAGGGTCAATTGGTTGGTCATAGGTTAAGGCATTAACTATAAGTTGAGTTCTTAGTAAATGACTTTTACCAAATCTTCTCCCACAAACCAATAACCTAAATCTATTTGGGTCTAAAAATATCTCCTTTTGTTTAGGATGTAATTTAATTTCAAAACTCATTTACAAATCCTCATCTCCAGCCAAGGATTCTTCCTGTACAGGTTCTGAGTCTTTAACAATTAATGTGTAAGAAGATATAGGTTCAATCTTTTCAGACCACTCCTCTCTTAATGAACGGATGGCATCAACTGCTACCTTTGGTTCCCTCTTTGTTAGGCTTACTATTTCTCCTCGGCTACTTTGAGTTTGATATTCATACCCATCTACACACATCCTTACAATGTTTTGTAATTCTAAAGTGCGGTTGATTTTGGAATGCAAATTTACTAAACCAACTCTGATAGCCAACTCCAAAGTTAGGGCTTCACTTTTCTGAAGTTCTTCAACTTTCTTCTTTGACTTAGTAATCTGTGTTTTTAATTGCTGCTCTGATAGTTCAACCCCAAACTTATCCTTGAACAAGACAGTCATTTGAGGTTTACTCAGATGAGGTTGAATTGATAAAAGTAATACAATAAAATCTCGCTGAACTTGTGCCAGCATTAATGCTTTGGTTCCCATAAAAAAAGGTGCTAAGGAAGCACCACATAATATTTAGATATCTATTCTTTAAAACTGTCCTAAAGTAACCCTAGAACCTCATTAGAAAGTAGCTGTAAAGCATCAAGGTATATTTCACCCATCCAAGTCTCTATACATGTCTGTTGGTCATCTTGGTAGTGGTAATGGCGCAGTAATAACCAAGATGCCTCACTACCTATAAAGTGAAATTCAATAGCTGCTCGATGTAGTGCTCCTAACCCCCATAGAGCTAGTTCAAGATCAGCAGAATCAAGCTGCCCAAATAGAGAATTTCCAGGTTTCAGTTCACTTGAATCTCTATAGAGGCGAGGTAGATATTGGTCAACATCATCAAATGTTCCTTGGAAATATAAATCTAAACATTCTTCCAAAGAAGAGGAATCAATATAGCTGGTCAATAATTCAGTAGTCATAATTTATAATCCTTAAAATAATTAATAAATTTAATAGTTGATAAAATAATTAAGGGCTAACCCAACAATCAGTAATCAAATCCTTCCAATCTTTAGTGCGGTGACTACACTCCAGGTAAGTTAACTGCTGAAGTCGGGCATCAGTGAATAAAGGAGAACTTAGATGTCTAGAATCAGATTCAGCAATCACTTTTCTGTTAGCGCTAAACCAATCTGAAATCTGCTGTTTTTGTCTATCTGGTAATGCAGGGTTATCAAGGTATTCTTTAATAACTGGATTCAGCCCATACTTATTCTTTAACTCTGAGTAATTATCACCATGCAGTTTTCTAAACTTTTTACCTAAATTTGTTTTACTAATTTTAAATATCTTGGCTAAACTTCTTAATGAATAACCCTGCTTGTAAAGTTCAAATGCTCTTTGAATTGTTTTATCAGTTGACATAAAAGTTAGTTTAATTTGTTTGCTTTGATCCTTCTAATATATGATGAAGGTAATATCATAAGGTGAGCATTATTCTAGGGTATCTTAATAGCCTCTGCGAGGCATTAGAGAGGGAGAGATAAATTATTGGTGGGCTTAAATTGACAGGTTGTTTTTAATACTACTTGTGAGAATTCTGACGACCTCCCTTTTAAGGAGGCAGTTAAATAAATCTACCTATTAAAAAACCTCCCTGTTAAAGGAGGCTTCTATTAGTTACTTATTTGATTTATGCTGCTTTAGCACTCTTTAATTTAGGGAATTGAATAACGTTGTCTGTCTTAGCTGGCTTTATTAATCTCCCAGTTCTGTAAGCTTCAACAATTGAATTATTTAACTTTTCTATTGTTCGACCACCTACTACACAATTGAACCCTTCTTTAACTAATTTAGTCTTAAACCAAAAATGAGATTCAATACAAGAGTTATTAAGAAAGTTATTAACAAGCCTCTCTGAGATAGCCTGGGTGTCTATAAAACTTACTTTAACCTTTGCTCCAGGGAACCTAGTAGAGGTCGTGTCATTGACCTCCTGGATATAGCTTTTAGCCTCCCAGCTAATCCCTACAGGTGAGGTGAAGATTAACTCAATTGATTTACCTTTATAGTGTTCAAGGGCTAGCTCAAGGTAGTGCTTTTCAAGTATTGTAACTTTTACGTTTTCTTCTGAAATTGTTCTTGACTTTAACTCATAGATTTTAACTACTTTTGGAAGCTGCTCAACAAAATCAAATCTCCTATGGCTACCTGGGTTAAATGTATCGTAGACTGGAACCTCAAATTTGAGATTAATATTTGAGTAACCAGCTAACTCTACAAGCTTTAACTGAAGGGTGGGTTCAATAGTATGGGTGGATTCTTCAATCTCTTTTTTAACTGAGGTCTCAATAGCTACTGAACCAAGTGTTTGAAAATCTTTAGCAGCTTGTGAAGAACCTTGAGTTAAGTAGCTGTAGGCGTGTAAAAAATCACCAACCCAAAGTTGATTTATTTTACCTAGTGATAATTTATTTTGTTCTTGATATAGTTTTTTAAATAAAATTAATTTATCACCCTCTAACTTCAAAGCCTTACCAGCTAACCTTTCCAACGAGGTCCCTTTTAAGGACGACGTTGATTCAGACTTATTAGCCCAATGTTTCTTATAATCTTCAACATCTAGACCTTTAGCTACACTTAACTCACTCATAACATAAAGAGCATTCTTACCATTACTATCTGCTACCCACTTTAATTTATATTCCTCAGTCAATCTACAAAGTTCATTAACTATAGTCTGGTCAATATTAGGGTTTACTGATTTAATAATTGATTTCAATCTAACTGTGGAATTTGAAGGAGAATTAATAAGTGTCATATTTTTTAAGTATTATTATTATTTAAGGTCTTTCTCAACCTTATATAAATATGATACTCAGTATGTATATTAAAAAGGTAGGCAACTCAATAGCCCCCTGTTTTACTAGGAGGCTGTTAGCTGAATTAAATTTAATTGAGTTAGTTACGATCAGTAAAATCTACAAAGTCACGTTGGAAGTCATTATAGGAGGCTAGAGTACCTTCTTCTAATTTAGGTTGTAAAAGTAGTTTACCTACAAGTAACCCAAGTACAAAGCTGAACAAAATCAAAGTGAAAATAATCAGGGTGATAATAGCAATCATAATAATGTTTCCTATATTTTGTATGGTAAAAGGTTCCTTAAAGGCAGGAACCTTAGTGGTTAATTATTGAGCTTCATAATAGTAGGTAACAGTTCTAACAGCCTTGCCATTTGTCTGTAGGGTATAGGAAACTGAATGATTGGTAATCTTAGGTTTATTTGTTAAAAATCTGAAGAAGTTAGCTAATTTGATAGACATAAATTTAAATCCCTTTTTGTTTTCTATATATACATAGTACTATTAAGCTAATAGCAATAGGTAGGCAGTATCTATTAGTAAACAACTGTAAAAATAGTTTTAAAATAATTCTACAAATGCCTATATTTTACCTATAAAACTATTGATAATTGTATAAATATTTGTTAGAATATATATATGAAAGGTGAGGGGAAGGGAACACTTCCAGCCACTAATGGAAAAGGGCATCAACACTACACTAAGGTTGCTACACCCATTAGGCTTGAACAATAGAGAACGCACCACAGTTTAAAACTAACTTTCGTAGGTAAGACAGCCTTAAAAACTTGAACAGCCGCATTATTCCTTAGTTTGGCGATGTGTAGATAAAAAAGCAAAGGACGCTGGTAGAGACTCCGGTAGATAGCTAGAAGTGGTCAACCTTAGACGTACTCCGCAGTAATTTTAGTAAGGATTTATCCCCAGGTTTTCAGCGATAGCAAAACCTAGCCTAATGGCTAACAACTGCTCTAATAGGCAGCTATTAGCTAAAAGAATTTAAAGTAGCCTGCAACTATACCTAATAAATTTAATTAAATTAATTATGAATTTAATATATAAAGGCCAAGCTCTGATTATTGATGAATGTGACTTAGATATTTTAGAATCATATCTTTGCTATTGGCACGAAGATGGTTACTTAAATGTATCAAACCCAGACAATAATATAAAGTGTGCTGGGATTCATAGAATAATTGCTAAAAGAATGGGTTTGAGTTTATTAGGACAAATAGACCATATTGATAGATGTAGATACAATAACTCCCGCATTAACTTAAGATCTGTCTCTATACAGCAGAATAAATGGAACTATGGTAAGGGTAAAAATAACAGTACAGGGTATAAGGGAGTGTCTTTAAGAAAGACTACTGGGAAGTATCAGGCTTATATTAAGAAAGATGGTAAACGTATACATATAGGTTACTTTAATGACATTGTTGAAGCTGCTAAAGCTTATGACGTTAAAGCTATAGAATTATTTGGAGAGTATGCTGGTACTAATTTTTGATTTCAGCCATTCCTCTTAAAATAGTTGACAAACACTACCCCTGCGATAACTGGTAACAGTTCACTCCAGGGGTTTTGTAGTATATAGGTATATCTGCATTCAGGAGATCCATTATGGGGTCTGAATATGATTAGGCTGCTAATAGTAAATGAAGCGCAGGAATCTCAAACTGAAGTGAGCTACTACTGTGTTAGGTTAAGCGCTGCGCTGGCTATAGGGGAATGAGGAATTACCTGTACATTTTAGATTTCTATATTTAACTAATCTAATGCCCATCCCTGTGGAGTGCTTATTATATAAGGCTTCTACTTCTAGTTCTAAAATTACAGAACTAGAACTAGACTGAGCTGCACATTTTAGATTTCTATATTCACAATTCTTCAGTTGAAAAAACCCATGAAAAAGGAGGGGAAAGCCCCTCCTTAAAAATGAATGTTATTATTTTCTTACTATCACGTAAAAAATTTAACAATACCTGAGATAGCACCAGCCAGAAAAAAGCTTATTTTATTTGCAGCGATAAACTGCATCACTGGCTTTGTCAAAGTCTTAAAACCCTTCACTGTATTATTCAAAGCAGTCTTCCTTTCCCAGCTATCCACCATTGAGGAGGGGACAACAAAATGCACGGAGTAATAGGTATACCCACTGCCAGGGTTAGAAGACTTTGCTGGTGCTGTCACTTCATAAAATATAAACTCCCCAGTGCTAAGTGGGACATAAAAGACATCTTTACCAGCTACTAATGAGCTAGAGACAAGTTCACCTGGAAACTGACCTTCATACATCAGTTCAAATACTTCATCCCTGTAAGTTTCCTGCGTTTCGGAAGAAGCTCTCTGCAAATCTTCTAGAACAACAGGTAGGTGCTCAATTATCAGGTTCAGTTTGTGGTTCAGGTGCTGGGGTCTGTACATAAGGGGCTGTGTTGGTAGAGTATAAATCTGTTACCAAGCCCTCTTCTATCAAATGTTCAAGTATTGAAGTAGCCAGGTGCTTCTTCTGCACTTGTTCATTTTCAGTTGGAGGCCGAGGCGCAGAAAGGGGTTTTTTGTTGAACATAGATTTACTATCAGATCTGGTCGTTCATTATAGATAGGCTTTACAAGAACCTGAACCTATCCCACTAATAATATCTGTGCTGCAAAGCTTAGGCTTATTGAAAACTGAAAACGAAAAATCAAGGTTTTCAGGCACATTTTACAAAAAGAAGTAGGGATTTTTAGAATAGTCGGATAGGTTCAAATTATTCAATTGTCAAATTAATGGGATACCCCCATGATTCAGCATTTTTGAGGTGGGTCAAAATGCTGAATCACTATATGTAGAGGAATAGGAGGGGGAATTTTAGCAAGGTAGGTTGAAATGTCCATTTGTTTAAACCGTAAGTTGCGAATAGGAAAAGATAGTAAGTTCATGAACCTAACTCCATTGTTACTGGAGTAAAAAATCACTAACTTAACTAGAGCCAAAACAGACAGACTGATTTAAGTGATTGCGATTCATTTAAATCAACCAGTGCTACATGTAAGTGGCTTAAATCAATATAACCAGACTCAGCAGTAAGCTGATTAGTGTTAGCCACACCTAGTAATGTCGGTTAACCCTACAGTAATTAAAGTAATAAATTATATAAGTGTTCGGTTAACCAGACAGAGTATTTAGCTAGGGTAATCACCTGCGATCGCATTTATATGTCTGTCAGGTTTAGTTAACTATAGGAGATGAGAAACCAGTTAAAAGTGATGAATACTTGGTTGGCTTATAGCCTGCGGTGCTAGGGAGAGAATGAGGAATTGAGCCTTAATTTTGGGCGGCAGAGTTAAGGTTTTTTGCTTAATTAAACTAAACCTAAGAAGATAGCAAATTAGGGAGAGTGAAGGAAGGGAAAGAGGTAGGAAATAAAGGTAGAGAAAGGGGAAACCAAGCCATCTAGGGATAGTATGCAAATATATTTCTACAAGTAATATACAGTAATAGTTTCCAGCATTTTCTCCTTCGTCCTGCTCTCTAATCGATATCAATTATCCCAGTTATTTCAGTATTAAATTTGTTACAATTATAGTATAACAAAACATAAAATATACTTAAGCAAAATGATAATCAACAACTCCTCTAATATTGACCATAGTGGACTTTTACATAATAAGAGTACAAATAC